CAGCAGCTGGTAGGCGCCCTGGTACACCAGCACCAGGTGGCTGCTGGGCGGCCAGTCGATGGTGATGGTGTCGGCCGACAGGTCCAGCAGCGCCGTGGGCTTGTAGTTGACGCCGACGTACAGCCCAACGCCCGTGGCCACCGGCAACGCCTGCAGGTACGACCCGGTCATGTAGTACATCCGGGCGTAGTTCGGCAGGTAGTTCGTCGTGGTGGCCAGCGGCACGTCCTGAAACCGCGTCTCGGTGTACAAGACGTTGCCGTCCGACACCGACATCACGCGGTAGAGGTTCTCCTGGGCGTTGCCGCTGCCGCTGTTGAGCGCCGTCAGCGCCACCTGCCCGTTCACATCGGTGGTCACCTGCCGCATCGCAAACCGATAGTACGGCGCGGCGTTCAGGATGTTCGACCACTCGGCGTCATAGACCGCGTCCAGCACGGTCTTGATAAACGAGTCGGACCAGCGATCCGAACCGACCGCGTCCATGTACTCCCGCGTGTCGCTCACCAACTGGGCACGGGTGATGGCCGGCACGAACGCCTCTCAGGAAAAGTGGGACTACAGCGCCGGGGTGACCTGGACCTTCTTGCCCCGCCGCGTCTTGGTCAGCCCCGTAGGGTCCGGACTGTCCGTCAGTTCCTTCAGCACCTCGTTCACCTGCTCGTTCAGCGCCTCCGTCTCGTTGAACCGGAGGATGCGATCCGCCAGCTGCGAGACTTCCTCCTTCGGGAACGTCCGCATCACGCGGTGCAGGTGCGCCGGGGCGTCGTCCAGCGAGCAGTCCATCGGCAGGTAGCCGACGATGTCGTGCGCGCGCGCGGGATCGACCTCCCCACTCTGCACCGTCTCCCAGCGCCGGTCGTTCTCCGGCCACTGCCAGCAGATCGCCCAGTGCGTCCCGAGGTGGTCGATGAAGCGCAGGAACAGGTTCGGGTGGACCGCCCGAAGCCGCCGCTGGACCTCCGGCGACGGCTCGGGACGACCCAGCGCATTCACCAGCACGGACACGGCTTAGTCCTGCACCAGCAGTTCGGCCACACCGACCAGGTCGTCGGGCTGCACCGTCACCGACCCGACCGTCACCAGCGCCAGCCGCAGACTGTCGCCGGGGCGCAGCGTGCGCTCGGCCTCGGTCAGCGTGCCGGTGACGCTCACCGTGATCGGCACGTTGGCCGTCTTGGCGTTGATGTCCACCGCCGCCGTCAGCGCCAGCGCCGTGCCGCCGGTCATCTTGATGAGCTGCAGCGTGCAGCTGGTGGCCGCCGTGGGGTACACCTCGGCCGCGATGGTGAAGCGCGAGACGACGCACGTTGCCGCCATCGCCCCGATGTTGTGGTTCTGCGTGCCAGCGGCCAGCGTGCCGGTGTTGACGCGCCCGCTGGTCAGCGGCACCGGCTGTGTCCCGAACCGACCGGGCCGAGGCATGAAAGCGTTGCCAACGCTCATGGGTGACTCCTGTTAGTTGCCGCGTTTGTTGAGCCCACGGACAGCGTCATGGATGCGCTTGTGGACCCGGAGAGCTTTCTCTGTGACGATGCGAGACGGCGACTGCGTGTACCGCTGGAACCTCCTGCACAGCACAGCTTGGCGCTTCTTGATGATGAGGTATGGCAGAACAGCGTCAAGGACGAACATCGCGACGTAGGACGAAGAAGCCCACTTCCAGTGCGCCTTCGCCGCGCCCTTGGCAGACCTAAATGAAGTCGATCCTCCAAGGCGACGATGCAGGAACTGGATGATTGCCTCGTTGGTGTTACCAACCTCGACGCACATCCGATACTGCCCAGGCCTGCGACTGCTGCCACCGCCAGAGCCAACATGGTGAATGCCGATCCATCCCTCACCATCAATGATACCGGCGATGTACGCCGCATCCGTTGGCTCCAGCACCAGCGCGCGCCCAGCCAACCGCTCACCGTGCCGACGCTTCGACGCCTCCCGCCGACCCGCTGCGTACCGCTCCGCGTATCGCTTCCGAGACTCGGCGTAGATGCACGCCTTGCACCGCAACCGACTCCGCTTCGCAAACGCCTCTGCGCCCTTCTCCTCGCCACACTTCTTGCACCTCATCGCATCCTCCAGTCAGGTGGAGCCGTAATGTAAACTCTCGACGAGTTGTACGGCTACCCGACTGAAGGAGTGCGGAGCTAAGCTGTTATTTTACAACAACTTAGATGACGTGCGAGTAGCGCACCGTATCCGTATAGCCGGTGATGATCCCGTGGCTATTTCTGGCGAGGCAAGCCAAGTTTCCGTACCAGCCATAGGTCGTCTCGAACGCATCGCGGCCCTGCAGCCAGCGCCACGGCCCGGCGCCCTCGAACTCCACGAAGCCCCAGTCCTTCGCATCCACCCACGCGAGCGAGGGGATGTGCAGGAGGTAGATGGTGCCGGCGGGGACGTAGTAGTCCTGCACCATGTTGACACCGCAGACGTTGATCGCCTTGTAGCCACCCTTGATGGTGGTGGCGAACTCGTTCTGCGTGAACCGGCGCTGCGCCACCATCGACTCCATGAGGCGCTTGGCCACGCCCGGGGTCGTCATCATCAGGAACTCCTGCGGACGGGTCATGGCGTCCTTGCCGGACAGCCCGTTGATCCGCTGGATGAGGTCCCAGATGTCCGACTCGGTCGGCTGGTTCGCGTCCGGGGTGTCGGTCCCGGCGGTCAGGCGCACCGTGTTCCAGATCGGGTAGGACGAGGCCGCCACGCCGTGCAGCGTCCCGTAGGAGCCGCCCCGGTTGGTGATGTTCACCAGCCCGTTCATGGCGCTGTTGTACGACGTGTCGTTCGCCGTCGCCTTGACGACCCAGTCCGACCCGGTGGTGCCGGAGATGGTGCCCGACAGGGTCAGGGTGGAGTTGTCACCCGAGACGCTGATCGCAGTCACCTGCGCCCGCCCGCGCACTGCCGGGCCCGTGGGGTTCAGGATGGCGATGGTGTCGCCCACCGAGATGAGCAGCGAGCCCTGCCCGGCGTTGGCCAGCCCATAGGGGCTGTTGACCACGACGGTGGTCGGCGGGCCAGCGGTGTAGCTGGACACCAGCGCGACGATGCCGTCCGGCTTGTTGTGGAGCGCCTGCTGCATGAGCAGCTTGGAGGCGTCCTTGATCTCCTCCATCGTCTTGCGGAGGATCGTGGTGAACGCGGCCTCCTTCGACTGCGTCCCGACGAAGGCGAGGCCGTCCACCTGGCGCGTGGTGTAGGCGCGGACGACGCCCACGTTCGCCTGCACTTCCTGCGCCGTGGTGTCGTTCGGGAAGTACCCGGCGCTGGAGAACGTGGCGCCAGACGAACGGCCGGTGACCACGTCGAAGAACACGTTGTTGCCACCCCAGCGCATGTTGCGGATGCCGCCCGCCTTGGCCTTCTCCAGCTGAGCGAGGAGCGGGGTGACCTGGTTCTGGACCTTCTCGCGGAACTGGCTGTAGACGTTCTTGAGCAGCCCCGTCAGTTCCGTATCGGTGATGACTGTCGGTGAAGGCATGGGAGTCCCTCCTATGGGACGCTAGCGAATCGTGGAAAGGACGCTGGCAATGGCACTTTCCATTGCCTCGTCAACCGTTGTGATCGGCTTGGCCTTCGGCGTGCTGCGAGCCGGGGCGGCGGCGTTCGAGACGGGCTTGAGCGCCTGACCGATCTGTCGCTTGGCCTTCTGTGCTTCGACTCGCGCCCGGTCCCGCTCGGCCAGCGCCTGTTCCCTGACGGGATCGGTAGCCGACTCGCTGCGGTACTGGTGCATCATCTTCGCCCAGATTGCCAAGTCATCAACGACGTACTTTCGCACAGCATCGTAGCGTGACATGGGGACGTAGGCACTCCCGTCGGGGGCCTGCACCATGTGCGCCTGCATGGCGAGTGCAAATCGTTCGTCCAGTTCCGCCTTGTCGATGGTGGGCAGTGCCTGCGCGATGATGCGCAGGGCTGGCTCCACTTCCTCCCGGTGGAATTGGGTTCCTACTGCTGAAATCTGCTCCATCTGCTGCTGAATCCGCAAGTTGGCCACTTCCTGCTCGGCCCGTTCCGCCCGGCGCTCCGGGCTGTTCTCGCGGCCGTACTGCTCCTGCACGGCGAGGAAGAACTCGTCGTCGGTCAACAGGCGCTCCAGCTGCGCCTCCCGCTCGGCCAACATCTCGGCCAGCTCCTCGCGCTGCTGGGCGATGGCCTGCGCCTCCTGCTCAACCAGCTGAACCCGCTCCTCCCGCTCCTGGTTGTACACCCCGAACTGCGCCAGTTTGACCACCTGGTCCAGCCGGTCCTTCCGCACCTTGCCGTTGGCCTTGTACTCGACCATGAGGGCCGGCACCTCCAACTCCTCGCCCTCGGCGTCCTTGAGGACGAAGTCGGTCGCCAGCGTATCGGCCACCGGTTCGACCATGACGAAGCCCTCGGGGAGCGCCACCTCCTCGGCGGCTGCCTCCTCGCCCTCCTCCCCGTCTAGGACCGGCTGGTCCAAGTCGTCGGCGGATGTATCCGTGGGCGTTTCGGTCGGCTGCTCCTGCTCGGTCGCCTGCTCCTGCGTGAACTCGGCGATGGCAGACGAGACGGCGTCGTCCATCGCGGCGCTGATGTCGGACGGCGCTTCGGCGGAAGCGGTGGGTGTTGCGACTGCGGTTTCCATAAAGGGAAGGACTGGGGGGAACTAGGTCTGCCGGGATAAGGCGTCCGCTTGCTGAGCGGCTTGCTCGGCCTCGTCGGTGCCGGCCATCGTCTGCTGCATGAGGTTGGCCACGCCGATGGGGGGATTGCCGCTCGCCAAGGGCAGCTGGCCCGGCGGGAGGGCAGGCACGGATGCCGCCTGCGGGCCCTCGCCGGGGCCACCTTGCGGCGGGCCAGCGGGGGCACCGGGGGGCATCCCACCCTGCTTCTGGGCCGCCTGGTTGGCCAGCGCCGTCCACCGTTCCTGCGCGGCGGCGATGATCTCAGGCGACAAGTCGTCTTGCAGCAGAATCTGGCGCTCCAGCACGTCCTGGTGGATCGCCTCGTTGTCCTGCCACCGCATCTCGGGGGGCGCGTACCCCATCCGGATGGCCTCGGCCACCCGCATAGCCCGCGCCTCCTGGTCCTCGTCGGGCGTCCCCAGGTCCTTCGCCACGGCGAACATCTGCCGGCGCCGGTACTCCTTGAGGTCGATCACGCCCGTCTGCAGCCAGTTGTCCAGCAGGTACATCCGGAACGCCATCGGCATCGGCATCATCGTAGCCGGATCGACCTTCACGTCCGACACGCCATCGAAGTCCGTGGCCGACACTGCCCGCGCCAGATCCGGGCGCCCCTTGCCCACCGCGCCCAGCGCCCGGGGCACGTCGTACCCCCACGCCATGCCGGCCAGCGTCACCTTGGCCCAGTCCGTGAACGCCATCGCCAGCGCGCTCACAGCGGGGCTGAACACGCGCTCCAGCTGCTCGCGGGAGGCAATGATGGCCCGGCCCGACTCGCCCGTCACCTGCCCGCGCGAGACAGCGTTCCAGCCGCTGGCATCCTCGAAGGCCGTCTTTTCCAGCGCCAGGGCCTCCTTCACGTCGTTGCCGACGCTGAACCCCTGCACCGGTTGGATCGTGTCGTTCATCGGGCCCGCGCCCCGGATTTCGATCATGGACGTGACCCCGCCCATGAACGTCTCGGTGGCGATGGCGTTGGGGCGCGTCAGGAAGCGCCCGCCCGCGTTGACGCGGATGTTCTCGACCCACTTGGAGAGCAGCG